CTACCTTCCTTCGCTCCGCTCAGTCGGAGCATGAACTTGATCGTTGGCCGTACTCACTTCCGCGCCTCAAGCCGTTCGAGACTGGCCGCGATCCGCTCCAGTGCGGCAACTTCCCGCTCCGCCAGCTTGGCCTGCTCTCGTTCCGTGATGGCCTTGTCAGTCTCCGGGAACCACCACGCACGGGAACACCCGGCCAACAAGGGCATCGAAGCTACGGCGACAAGCGCCACGATTCTGCAAACGTTCTTCTTCACTGCTGTCCTCCTTCTTGTTTCTGTTGTCGCCGAGCTTCATGCCCGGCGTCGGCTCATGATTGACACAATGGACAGCCGCCTAGTCCATCGCAATTTGCAGATACCAACAACGCGTCACACAAATCCCGCGCAATGTCAGCAGCCACGGTTTCGTAAACGCGCTCCCTTGTCGCTCCCGGCGCCCCCCGTTCGAGCCACGCCGCAATTTCCGCTACCATCTTTTTGGCTTTATTTTCGGTCATGTCGTTCCTTTCCCCCGCCAGTCCGACCGGAGCCGAACCAGCGGATCGAAGCGACGGCTTACAGCCGCGCTTCATCCTTCATGTTGGACAATCGGCGCTCCCGCTCGGCCAGCAGCGACCACCAGTGTTCGCGGATGCGGCGTTGCTCTGGTCCGTCCGGCACGCACTTGTAGATGATGGCGAACGTGTCGTTGATCGCCTCGTTGAGTTGGTCATTGTCCAACAAGTCCGGTCGAGGCGACGAGATACCCGCCGCCGATTTGCCGTTGTCACACATTCCCAGCCTCCTCGCTTTTGCTGGCAGAGAATTTGCGCAGGCGGCGCTCGGCGGCTTGGCGGACGGTCTTCTGGGTGTCGGGCCAGGCTATCATTTCGCGGAGCTGTTTCGGGCCTGCTTCGCGAACGCGATCGAGGCGGCTACTAACGTCGCGGTATGCGGGGCGGGTGATAGCGCCGCCCCAGCGGAAGGTTTCTCCGGTTTCCCATGGGTTTTTCATTCGGGCTCCTTAGCGTTCGCGGTTTTCGGGGTGGATGTATGAGAGGTGCAGGGCTTTGAATATGTCAACTTCCTCGGCGCTGGCGATGTTGCGCGCGCCCAAAAAGAGCCCCCAGTATGGGTTCCAGTGCATGCCGGCGGAGATGGCTTGCTGTGCAAGCCAGATGTTGAATTGCTTGCTTCCGGTACGGCACAGGAGCCTGGTTCCCCAGGGGGAAGGATCCTCCTGGAACAGGTCAGGGGCGGGGATCTCGACGAAGTAGATTTCGAGCTGCACGTTGTTTGCCAGGCGCACGCGGTGGTTCATGGGGCCGGATGCCATGACCTCGGGACGCGACTCGCTGCAGCGCTGGATGACGGCGCGGCGCTGGTCGGGGGTGACCTCGACAACGATGTCTATGTCGCCGACCTGGGGGCACCGCCGGCGTATGCTGCCGGCGACGGCAATACGGTTGCATAGGGGGTGTAACTCGGCGACGATCGTCTCGGCGTATTTGTCGGCAGTCGCGAGAGGCATCTTCATGACGCACACCATGGGCAGCGGCCATAACTGGGTGCATAAAAGTCGTCGCGGTACCAGCGGCCGCATAGGCTGCACCGGCAGCAATTGGACAGGCGAGCGACGCGCAGGGCCACGGTCTGAGCGGCGAGATTGTGCTGCGCCTTGAATTTCTCGGCTTTTGCCGGGCGCAGCTCGCACATCTCGCGGCACTGGCGGGCGCCGGCGTCAATCTGCTGGATGAGTTGCAGGCACTCGGCGTAGCGCTGTGGCTCGTCTTCGAAGAGGTCTTCGAATATAAGCTCGTCGTAGTCGGCACAGAATAGCTCGGGGGTGCGCAAAATGACTTTGATCGTGGGCTGTTTACGGCGTCGCATGGGGGGGCTCCATCCAATCTAATACGGGGGTGCAGCCGGAGCAGGCGAGGAAGCCGTCCTGGCGCTGGATCGTGTAGCCGTAGTCGGCCTCGTCGAACTTGTCGGGGTCGATCTCGATGTCGTAATACAGGCGCCCGCAGCCGAAGCACATATGCGTCCGCAGGAAGCGCCCGCATTGCGGGCAGCAGGCGCGTCCATTTTGGTTGAGCGGCACCTGGCCGGCGTGAGAAGGGCAGCGCAGGCGGCGCTGAATCGCGCGAGCCCGGCGGACGGGCTCAACCGTCCACCCGGTTGCGCGATCCACCCATACGGCGATTTGCGTCCGGGTCGAAAGGATGTCGAGCCAGACGGGCTGCTCGCGGAACCAATTTTCCATGCCGTCTTCGTGCTTGCCGCGCTGGCCGCGGGGTCCGCGCAGGCGAATCTGAAAGTCGCCTTCGCCGACGCCGGGCCAGTCGCTGCGGGTGGCGATGCGGATCTCGCGGCCAGCGATCACGACGTAGCCACAGTCCCAGGCTTTGAGGTTGCGCTTACTATAAGGTATAGGCATTGTGCAATCCTCCTAGGCGGCGGCGATATTTAGCGGGATGAGCTGCCAGTCGGCGTCGGCGCTTTCGCGGGTGTAGATGCGCACGTACTGCTTGCTGGCCTGGACGACGATGGAGTTCATGATGATCTCCATTGCCTTGATCCACTTGGCGTGCTTGATGTGCAGCGTGCGCAGACCCAGCACGGCATTGGTGCGCAGGCGCCCGCGCTGGTCGGCATAGAACGCCTTGTGCACGAGCTGGACCAGGGCGGGGTCGGCGCCCTTGCTGATCTCTTCGAGATACTCGGTGATGAGCTGCTGCGCGATGGCGAGCTGCTCGTCGAACTCGATCCGGTCCTGAATGGCGAGCTGCACCTTGACGAGTCCATCAAAGCTGCGCAGCGTGATGTTGCCGCGCTGACCGCCAAGGCTGACGCCGTGCTGCGCGGCCGCGGAGTCGACGAAGGAGAAGATCTTCTCCTTGGCGGTTTCGCGGAACTTGACGATCTGCTCGTGCAGCTTCACGGCCTGGCCGTGAAGGGACCGCACAACGCGATCGCGCTGGCGGTCGTATTTCTGGACGTACTGCGTGGGGACCTCGCGGCCCTGCGCGTCTGTCATGGTTGCTGGTTGTTTGGTCGGCATGCTCTTGCCCTCCTTTGTGTGGTTGCGTCAGACGCCCTCGAACAGTTCAGCCTGCATGGGGCGACCGACAAATGCCTTTCCTTCGCGCCGGAATCCGTCAGTAAGCGCTTTGCGGATCACCGTCCGGCGGCGGCGCCACATTTTGCGGAAACGGCTTTCGAGGCTATCGAGATAACGATTGATCTCAGCGGCCTCTTGCGCTGTGGGAATGAAATAGCCGCGTGGCCCGGACACCAAAACAAAGGGGAAATCGGCGAGCCTGGTCTCGAGGAGATGCTCGGCGATGCGACGGTGTGGGATGCCGGCGCGCTCGGCAAGAGCGTCGATCGTAATCGCGTTCCCGCGGCCTTGGCAGGCAGAGAGAATGCGGCAGGCTGCGTCGAAGTACTCGTCTGATGTGTCCAGCGCGTGCATGTTACCTCCTAGAAGGCGCGGCCATCCTTTCGACGATCGTCACCGCGCGCAGGAAATGCTCCCACGTGAGCTGCTGCTTCTTGTTGGCGGCGAGTTCGGCGGCGTCGTCAAGCCGCGTGAAAAACATGGCCAGGCCATCGTTGCGCGCGATGGCGTGCACGACCTTCTCGGCCTCGCCGGTGGGGGGCGGCAGGGCGTAGGCGGCGGCGATCTTGTTGAGGTCGGCCTTCGGGGCGGCGTCGGGGAGCTGCAGCTCGTAGAGGCCGCGGCGGCGGAACTGCTTGAGGTACTGCTTGAAAGGCCCCTCGCGAAGGTTGTCGCGGAAGATGTTGGTGCCGACAAAGACCATGGGGCAGCCGGTGCGGTCGTGGACGTGCATGAGCACGTCGAGGCAGCGCATAACGGAGCCCTTCTGGTAGGAATAGAAGACGCGGTGGATCTGGTCGACGATGACCAGCATATCCCGATCGACGGCGGTGCAGATGTTGTCGAGCATCTTGTCGAAGGAAGTGTTGCTCGTGACGTGCAGCGCGCGGGCGAAGTAACGCGTCATGAGCTGGACGCCGCCGGAGGGCGGCAATTCCCAATAAGCCGTCATCCCATGATTGTTGCGGCGCTGGTATTCGAGGACGGACGCTGTCTTGCCGATGTGGCTCTCGCCATACACGAAGCCGAGCTTTTTTCGGGCGAATGCTTTGCGGCAGATCCAGTCTACGCGGTCCCAAACGCTGGTCTCGACGAAGCGGTGGTCGGCGGGCTCGTAGGCGGGCTGTGCAAACTCCGCCTTGAGCTTGGCGAGGTGCTTGCAAACGTTCCCCAGGTTGACGCGATCGCCGGTTTTGGCGTCCCGATACCGGTCATGGAAGATGCGGTACCAGACAGTGGAGCTGTAGCCGGCGAAGTCGATGAGTTCCTGCCAGCTCCACTTGTTGTCGCGCGCGACCGTGTACACCCAACGCACGAGGGCCTTCTGCTTTTCGGGCAGATGATCCGTTGACATGGTGACGGTCTGGCGGTTGACGTTGATGACGTTGGTGGCCTCGCACTCGCGTACCACCTCGGAGGGAATGTTGCCCTGCTGCGCTTCCTGATGCCTGTTCATACTGCTCTTGCCCTTTCCTTATTAGAGCTCGTTGAGCTCATCCATACTGACTGCGTACTCTTCCTGCTCCGATGCCTCATCGGGGCGCGAATCAAGAGCGTGGAAATCGTCCCGGTACCGGCGGCGGCGCGCGGCGGCCTCGGCGGCCTCGTCTTCGACCTCCCGGCGCGCGGCGGAAACGCCGTTGCAAGCCGCCTGCACCTGCGCTGCAACCAGGGTGCATTCGCCTTCGCTCTGTGCCTCGCGCTCCACCAGGTTGATGGCTTCGGCCTTCTGGGCCTGCTCAAGGTTGTGTCTGGCGTCTTGCAGCGCGCGTGCACTGGTGAGGTCGTACTTGCGCGCCTCGGCCAGTTTGCGCTTGAGCTGGGCCTGGTGCTCGGCGATCGCGCGGGAGGTGGCCTCGGGGTCTGCCTGGCTCACGGCGCGCTCCTTGCGCACGCTGGTGACGTAGGCGCCTTTCCCGTCAGTGAGGTGGATCCACTCGTCGTCCTGGGAGTTGATGTACGCCAGGTAACGCGCGCGGGGGCGGAGGTAGGGGTTGCGCAGATCGCGGTAGTATACCGGCTTTGAGCTGGATCCGATGTTGACCTCGCCCTCCTTCTCGATGACGACCTGGCGGTGGGTTTCCAGCAGCCTGGGGGCGGCGGCCTGGTGGACGCGCTCGAAGCGCACGTCGCGACTCAGCCGCCGAAGCCGTTCCATCGGCGTCTCGGGCCGCGGCTTGCAGGGCAGGCGCTCGATGACTTCAGGATCGACGCCGAGCTCGATGAGCCGCTGCGCGGGGACCCAATCCTCGTACTTGCCCAGGCGAAACTGCATGACCTGGTCGAAGCCTTCCAGGGCGTGACGATCGCGATTGTTGAGCATGTGGAAAACTGTGTTGAGGCTGTCGCGCGAGACCTCCGGGGAAGGGAACGGCATGCGGTATTCGATGACGTTGCGGAGCTGCTCGGGCACAACGGCCTGGGCCTTGGTGAGGGCCTTGTGCATCTTGGTGCGCCCCTCGATCTCGGCCGGCATCTTGGAGTAGTGCGCGCCGATCTGGCCGGGGATGTCCGCGCAGGCGTTGTGGAGCAGGTTGAAGAAGCTCTCCAGCCAGGCCTTGCCGCGGAAGTTGCCGACCGGCCGGTCGGCGTATCCGAAGACGCGTCCGCTGATCATGGATGTCCAGGTCACGCGCACGCGCCCGCCGGTGATCTCTTCAATGGCCGCCGCGTCCTCGGGCGTGATGGTGGCCGTGCCGCGCTCGACGATGATGGTGCAGCGATAGTCGAGCGGATATCCATATGTCAGCAGGATCGATGCCACTATGCTCTTGGCGTCGATGCGCTTGAGCCCCTCGTGCGATCCGTTCTCGCGCGGGAGCGCCGGGCGCACGCCGAAGCGCAGGCAAACGGCCGTGGCCACGTCCATGGCCAGGATCCCGTTGAGCATGCAGGGCTCGGCCACGCCTGGCACGCAGCAGCGCCAGTCGCAGCGCCAGTCGTCGAGCACGATGTATTGCATGGGCAGCAGCCCCTTGCGGGTGCGGACGATGGTGGGCAGTGTTTCCTTGGCTGCCGCAATGCCGTGGCGGGCCAGGGTCAGCACTGTGCGATCGGGTGCGTAGCGCATGAGGTTGGCGTAGCTCCAACCGTCCGGCACATCCTCGGGGCAGGTTGCCGGCAGCGGCCGGCCAGGTTGTTCGCGCAGCCACCATTCGCGCCAGGTGCCGTAGCCTGGAATCGACTCCCCGGCGCGCCAGGCACGCACCAGCTTGTAATGCGCCTGCCGGCTCGACCTGGTGCGCTCCATGCACAGGCCGCGGTAGTGGCTCACGAATTCAGGCGGCAGCGCGACCTCGTGCTCGCGCACGCGGCAACGCAGCTCGCGGTCCCAGTCGGGCACTTTGGCCTGGTCGATGAGCACGATCCAGTCGCCCCCGGAATCGCGGTATGCCTTGCGCTTGCGGTCCAGCGAGCTTTCGCCGAAGCCGCGGCGCAGCCCCATCGACTTCGCGGCCCGGACCTCGCGTTTGACGGCCTCGCGCACCTTCTTGGCGCGCGAGATTCGGAACAGGGCCTTGAGCGCGAAGTGCACCTCCCGCTGCACGGCGGCCGGCAGCGACCAGAAAATGGGCTTTTCGTGCTGGGGGATGACGTAACTCAAGGCGTCTGACATTGCGGGTTACCTCCTGGGGATCGACTTGCTGACATGATCGGCGCAGCCACGCAGGAACACGACCAGGCCCTCGCGCTCGTCTTGGGGCAGCAGCGGCCAATCCGGCTCGCGGCGTTTGAAAAGCTCGTGCTCGAGTTGCTTGCAGATCGAGTCCCACATTTCGCGCGCGGCCTCGGTGCGCATGGCGCGCTCCGCTTCTTCCGTGAGATCGCTCTCGCCTTTCGCGCGCGCGCCGCCCTTGCGCTTCGGGCGCTTGACGATGTCCCAGGCCAGGTAGAGCTGCCGCAGCGTATCGACTGGGGCCACCTCGCGCACCGCCTCGGCCACGGCGCTGCCGACGATCTCGTCGTAGTTGGCCGGCTCCATCGAGGCCAGCAGGTCTATGGTGTTGAGCGCGCCGGGACCGGTGAGCGCCAGATCTTCCTGGGCTTCGCCGGGGATTTCCGAAAAACGCTTCGACGCTGCTTCCTCGACGAGCCGGCGCGAGAGGTCCGCCTCCGGGTTCCGGGCCAGCATGTAGCGGATCCGCTTGTCCATGACCTTGGTCAGGGCCATATACCGGTCCGCCGTGGCGCCCGACACGCCCATCAGCGCTGCCAGCTCATGCTTCCATTTGGTGAAACCGCGCCCGTGCGGCATGCTCGATTTCTTCTGCAGCATCGTTGCCCCGGCCATCGCGGCGCAAAGGATCGAGCCCTTACTGAGCTTCTTGGCCGCTTGGTGGAACATCATAACCCTATACATATAAGGGTCTTGCGGCGCGGATGCTTCGTCCTCAAGCATGCCGAGGGCGGGCACGGCCGTCAAATTCCTCACATGTGAGGAATTTGACCGGGCGGGGGGCTCGGGGGGGAGAACTTCCGGCTCGTCGGGCGGTGTCGGCTGCGTGTCTTTGCCGCGCATCATGCCAGCACCTCCGCCGGCACATGCCGGACGCCGGGCAGGGCCGAGCGGCGGCGGTGGACGATGTTGGCCACGGCGATCTGGCGGCGCATCCGCCGGTCGCCGGGGTCGGCGAGCAGTCCCAGGTCGCGGTTGATCCGGGCGATGATGTTGCTCTTGCGTCGCTTCATGCTGCGCTCCTTTGGCTGATGCCGGCCAGCATGCGGGCGGCCACCTCGTGCGCGCCCACCGCTGCGCCGGCGTATTGCTCCCAGTACTCGTCGGCCAGAAAGCGGCCGAGATTGCCCATCGCCACATGCGCCTGCAGGACGCGCGCGGCCATGGCCTCGATGCGCTCCCCTTCCGGCGTATCGCGGCCCACCAGTTTCGCCTGGCGATAGAGATCGTCCATCACGGCCTTGAAGACCTCGTTGGCTTCCACCGCCTGGCCGGCCGCGCACATCACGCGCACGGCGGCGCTTTCCAGCAGGACCTTGGTCTTTGCGGTCACGCTGCCTCCTCTCCGGTCACGATGCTGCGAAGCTGCCTGGCCATGGGGTCCATGACCTGCAGCGCGGCCAGCGCGTGCTCGCGGATCTCCGCCAGGTTGCCGCCGTCCAGGCGCGGCCGGGAGGCCGCCAGCAGATCCATGCGTCGGATCAGCTCGTCCTGGAAAGCCACAACCTCGACCGAAGCTTCGATCACGCGCCCAACCTCCAACTCGATGCGGCTGAATGGAATCCTGTTGCTCATGCCCTCCTTCATACTGCCATCCTCCTTCTTCGGTTGATGAATGCCTCGATCGAACGCTTCGTGATGCGGCGGTGCGTGCGGCGCGCGGTGGTGGGGTTGACGCTGACGGGGACGGCCTCCAGCTCGCCGCAGTCGAGCAGGCAGTCAATCTGGTAGCGGGAGAGACCCAGTACTTCCTGCGTCTCGTCGAAGCGCCATAGCTGCTTGTCGCTGTCGAGGCGGATGTCGCGCTCGTAACTCTGTTGCGGGACGTCCATAACTGACGCTCTTGCGCGCGCCGGGGGGTCCATCAGCGATGCCTGTGCCATGAACTTTACTCCTGTGTTTGCGGTTGCTGCGGTTGATCGGCGGCTTGCTCGATCACGCGAAGCTGGTCTTGCGCGGCGGCGGCCGTGTCCACGAACACGGCTGCGCACATCGGCAGCAGGAACAGCCAGATCTGCGGCGCGCCGAAGCCCACGATGACGAACGCTGCCGACGACCACATCGCAAACGCCAGCCAGGCCATGCAGGCAATGGAAAGACGGTAGGAGCGGCGGAAGGTTTGCGCGGTCAGCTCGGGGTCGGCTAATTCGCGGATGCCGCGAATATGCACGCTGCCGGCTTTGCCTGGGGCGGTCATGACGGAACTAAACCTTTCGGGCCAAGAGTTAAGCGGCCCTTCGATAAAGCCCTTAGCTGCATTGCTATCGCCAACTTGACCACAGCGGAGCGGCATATGCCGAGGGTTTGTGCAGTTTGATCAAGAGCCGTGATCTCTTCTGGCTTCAGTCGTACTGGAATAGGCCGCGATTTCATTCTGCGGGCTATCGTATACGAACCGTATACAGCCATGCAAGAACTTTTTTTCGTGTGTCATTCGTCAAGCGTTCTGATATACGATAGGCCCATGACAGCGAGCAGTGCAGTTCCGGTGCGCTTATCTGAGGAGATGCTGCAGCGTCTTGACGAGGCAGCGCAGACTCTGGGATTCGACAGCCGAAGCGACCTGATGAAGCTCGCCATCAAGAGTTTTGTTGAACACGTCGAACGGCACGGCGGTGCCTGGCTGCCTCCTGACTGGCAAGATATGCTGGCCGACATGGATGGTCGCGCGTCGCGCTACGAAAAGACACCGAGGCGAAAGAGGGATAAATGATAGCACATAGAGCTAATAGGTCTGGTTACGCTTCGCTTTTTAAAGGCGTGCCACACACTGGAGCGAGGGCCGGCGGCGTGCGGCCGTTGGTTCTGCTGATCACCTTGTTTTTTGTCGCCTTGCTGCTGGGCTTGCTATTTACGCCATGGGCACAGATCGGCGATCATATGGAATCGAGCATCGAACGTCGCGAGCTTTACGGGAAAGCGCTTAAGGCGGTCGAGGCCGAGCTGCTCGCACCATCAACGGCTAGCTTTCGAGGTTTCAGCGGGACGGTAATCTCTGTCAACAAAGAATACAATAGCGAGATCTGCCGAGTGCATGTCATCGTGGATGCCCATAATGCTTTTGGGGCGATGGTGCGAGGCAATGCGGTTGTCACCTTCGATCGAATCGTGATTGATCCGTGGCGGCTGCGCAGCGTGGAATGGCTGCAGGGTGGCTCCGTAGTGACGAGAGCGTCTGACTGATCGAAAATTTCGCCATCCCCCCTAATTTTTCTTCATTCCAAGGCAAACTAAGCACTTCTAAGCCTGAAATCCCGCCACTCCCCTGTGTCACAATGCGGGCATGCAACCGGCATTGTGCTCATGCGCTGATGGTTTTTGCGCTCTGACTTGCTCCGATACGGCGCGGTTCAGGCGACAGGGGAGCGCGGTTGATGCCGCCGCGGTCGCCGACGCAACGGGTTGCGACCAATGCTCTTGCCCTCCCGGCGCGTTTCTCCCCACCTCTTCTCGAAACCCCATGAAACTGGCCGTCTCGGGAGGTGTGTTGTTGTGATGCACTCACTCGCCCGCGACGGCCTCCCCTACCTGTACCTTGCCAGTGCATCGATGTTGCCGGACAGGATTTCTTCGGGCGTGCTCTGGATCGTGGGGTTGGTCGGCGCGGCGATCGCATTCAACCAGTTGGTGCAGGGCTGGAACAATCTCACGCGCAACTCGGCGTCGGTCTCGGGCGCGAGCGAGGCGCGCAAACGCTCTGACTGCATCGAGATCCACAAGGTTGCCAACACGAGGATGAAGGACATCGAAGGCAGCATCGACGATTCGAAAACGTCGCTGCGACTCGAGATCAAGAAGGACATCGACGGTGTGCATCGACGCATCGACGACCTGCACCAGGTCTTCACCACGCAGTCGAGCGCGCTGAACTCTTCGCTTGGCGAGATTCGGGGGGAACTCAAGCGCATGAATAACGGGAGGCCCAAGTGACGACCGAAGACCGCAAGACGTTCACCCGCGAAGAGATCCTGCGCATCCTCAACGACGTGGGCAGTTACATGGTCCCCGAAGACACGCTCAAGGAGTGGGTCTACAAGAAGGTGCTGCCGCCGCCGACGAAGCAGGAAATTTTGACGGAGCTGGCCTGGCTGGAGTCGAACGATTTTGTGACGGGCGTGAATCCGGAGATGGGCGGTCCGCGCAAGTGGCGGATCACGGACAAGGGAAGGACCTGCGTGCCGCGGTGAGAAAGCCTCGCTCAGACTCGAAGCTCAAGACGCTGCCCTGGGAACGGCAGGAGCAGCTCACGGACTGGCTGCTGGCGGGCGTGCCGTACCGTGAGATCAAGGAGCGGGTCGAGCAGGAGTTCGAGATCACAACCAGCGACGCTGCGCTCTCGGACTACTGGCAGGAGTTCTGCGGCCCGGCGCTTATCGCGCGGCGGCAGAAGGCGGTGAGCCTGGCCGACGAGATCGCGGAGGAGGCCGCCTCGCAGCCTGGCCGGTTCGACCAGGCCACGCTGGACGCGCTCAAGCAGAAGGCGTTCGAGCTTGCGGTGAACCCGACAAGCGACCCGCGCGATGTGAAGGGGCTCTTCATGCTGGTGCTCAAGGCGCGCGACCAGGAGATGGACCGGCAGCAGATGGAGTTCGAGCGCGAGAAGTTCCGGCAGGGCCTGAAGAGCGATCTGGAGAAGGCCATCGACGCGTTCCATGCCGAGTGCATGGGCAATGCAGCGGCATTGCAGGCGTGGGAGAAGCTGCGCGCAGCGGTGCTGGAGAAGGTGGACGAAGCGGCATGACGAACCCGAGCGCCATAGGCAGAGCCGACCGCGTGTTCAAACGCGAGGCGGAGCCGGCGGTGAAGACGCCGCCGCTTGCCATGAGTTTCCACGAGTGGCTGCACACCTATGCGATGGTGCGCGTGGGCAATGAATACCGGCGCTATTCCGTCGAGGGCCGGCAGCCGCTTTTCGTGGCGATCCTGATCACGGACTACGTGCTGGGCAACGACGTGAGCTATGCCGACGAGGCCACGCGCCTGGCGGTGCTGGGCACGCTGGAATACGGGACAATCATCCAGGACGCCATCCTCGACGTGTGCGGCGGCGCGCAGTTCGGCAAGACGATCCTGGCGCTGCTCTTCAAGGTCTACATGGGCACGGTCAAGTTCCGAGGCGTGATGTATTGCCTGCCGGACGACGATCTGGTGCAGGGCATCATCGACATGAAGGAACGGCCCGAGGTCCTGGAGCAGATCCCCTATGTCGGCGCCATGCTGGAGGAAGGCAAGGACATATCGAAGGTGGGCCGGCCGGTCAACCGCAAGGGCGCGATGCTTTACACGGACGGCTCGCGCACGGCGGTGTCGATGATGCGCGGCCTGGGCAAGTTCCCCACTTCGTTCTCGGCCGACGCTGTGGTTGTGGACGAAATGGACGATGTCAACGAGGAATATGCGGACTTTTTGCCCGGCCGCATGACATCCAGCGACTTGCGCTTCCTGATGCACATCGGCACGCAGCGCTATGACGGCGCGGGGCAGAACGGGCTCTACCTGGAAGGCTCGCAGCACGTGGGCTACTTCACCTGTCCGGAATGCGGGCGCCGGCACAACCCGGAAGAGGAATGGCCGGGCATTGCGCGGCTGAGCGTGACGGGCGACTTTGCCCCCGAGGATCCGCGCCTTGACGATGCCGGCAACTTTGTGGACGCCGAGGGCCGCAAGGTGGCCAAGTACAAGCCGGAATACACGTACTACTTTGCATGCGTGGACTGCGGCGCGCCGCTGGACCGCGAGGCCATCGTCTACGAGGCCCGGCAGCCGGAGCGGATCCCGGAGCACCGCTGGAGCGTGCGCGTCTCGCAGATGTGTTGCAGCGCGCTGCCCGTGCGCATGTTTGTGAGCGACTGGTGCACCAACGCGGTGAAGAAGAAAAAGAAGCGCGCCTCGTTCGCCACCGACCGGCTGGCCATCCCCTCGAGCGCGGACCAGAAGCTGACGCCGGCGATCCTGGACAAGTCGGCCAGGGTCGAGCCCTACATCATGGCGCTCAATCGCGCCGGCGGATGGCCCCGCTTTGCGGGACTGGACACGGGCGACCTGTGCTATTTCACCGTGCGCGAGGACATGGGCGCGGAGCGCAAGCGCCTCCTGTGGGCCGAGCAGATGGCCGACAGCGACGTGCGCCGCCGCGCGGTGCAGCTCGTGCACACCATGGGCGTGGGCTGCCTGTTCGTGGACGCCGGGCCGCTGCGCGATCTGGCGCGCTGGCTCGCGCTCAAGCTCAACAATCTGGAGTCGGTCAAGATCTCACGCGTCGAGGACTGGGAGAAGAAGCGCATCCGCTTCAAGGGCGGCGTGGAGTGGGACGGGCACAAGGGCGTGTGGCTCAATCTGCGTTGCGCCACCGTGGAGTTCAGCCTCAAGCCCGGCGCGGGCGTGCAGCAGCAGGCGCGGCTGACTCCCGACAACGAGTACATCTATCCGGTGATCTCCTGCAACCGCGACGAGGCGATCGCGGCCGTGGTCGACGAGCTGCTCACCGCCGAGGACGGCCTGGCGGAAGTCTCCGAGGCGACCGGCGAGCTGCGGACCGTCCCCGTGATGCGGCTTCCGGACGCCAACCCCAACGGCTCTGGCGTGATGGAGGTGCTGCGCCGCCACTACCTGGTTGGCTCGCGCAAGGAGAAGGACAAGGACGGCAAGGAAGAGCATTTCGTCGATGGCGTGCCGAACCACTATCTGCTCAGCAGCGTCTATGCGCGGCTGGCCGAGACGGTCGGCGCGCGTTACGTGGGCGGCACAACGCAGGCCGGGTTCCGCCGGTTCGGCGGCCGGCGCGCAAGCCGCGTGGTCAAGGATCGGCGCAGGAGGTGCCTGGCCGGATGAGTCTGCACGTCAAGAGAGCAAACCGGTGGCGCACGGAATACAACCCGCTGCGTGGGCTCACCATGGGGCGCGTGGCCACGATGCTGATGGACGGCGAGCAGGGCCGCTATGCCGCGATCCAGTGGCTCTACCGGTTCGTGGAAAAGCGCGACGCCACCGTCCGCGCGCTCAAGCGCCGCCGCCTCTCGGCGATCGGCAAGCTGGACTGGGACATCAAGATTCTGGATGAAGACGACTGGCCCGCCGGCGCAACCCAGGCCATGGCCGAACGCCAGCAGGACGCGCTCTTCGCCGGCTTCAACTCGATCGGCAACCTGCGCAAGGCGTTTGTGGAGCTGGCCAAGGCGGAGTTCCGCGGCTACACGCATTTGGAAAAGCATCGCGAGGACGATCGTCCGGACGGCCGCGTGGTGCACCTGGAGCCCGTCCCGCAGTGGCACTGGGTGCGCCAGGGCCTCAACGGCGACTGGCGCTACGACGCCGACGCGCGCGGCGTCATCGCCCGCGGCGTGGAGATCGAGCGCGCCGACTTCATCATGCGGGAGGTCGAGGATCCCATCGACGAGATCGCGACGATCTGCTTCCTGCGCAAGGGCCTGAGCCAGAAGGACTGGGACGCATTCGTCGAGACCTATGGCGTGCCGCCGCTGTTTGTCGTGATGCCCGACGGCGTGCCGGACGGCAAAGAGGACGAATATCAGGAGATGGCCGAGTCGGTTGTGGCCGACGGCCGCGGCGCTGTCCCGCATGGGACTGCGTTCGAGTCGCCCGGCGAGGGCATTCGTGGCGTCGCGCCCTTCGAGAAGCATCTCAACTATCAGGACTCGCAGATCGTGCTGGCCGGAACATCGGGCAAGCTGACGATGCTCAACGACGCCACCGGCATCGGCGGCAGCCAGAGCGACGTGCACGAAGACACGTTCGACGAGCTCGCCGAGGCGGAGGCAATGGAGATCTCCGAACTGCTCCAGGAGCAGCACGGCGACGACATCCTGGAGGCCCTCTTCCCCGGCCAGCCGCATTTGGCGTATTTCGAGCTCGCGCCGGTGGACCAGGAGGACATCACGGCTGTTGTGCGCCACGCGCGCGATCTCAAGCAGGCCGGCTACCACATCAAGACCGACGAGCTGAGCCGCCGCACGGGCTAGATCCCGACCAACCCGGCACGCTGCGCAACCGGCGCGGCGGCGCCGGCGACCCCGTGCACGACCTGGCCGAGCGCCGCATGCAGCGGCTGCTGGCCAACAGCGCCGAGGCCGAGGCGCGCGCCCACGCGCTGGACCTTGAGCCGATCGCCGCGCGGCTCCAGGCGGCGCTGGACGAAGACGATATGGAAAAGGCTGTCGGCATTGTCAACCGCCTGCGCGAGGACTGGCCCAGCGTGCTTGGCGCCATGCTGCGCGACTCGCAGGCGGCCGAAACGATCGAGAACGCAATGGTGGCAGCGCTTTTTGACGGCGCGGCGCGCGGCGCGGTCCAGCGAGGAGAAGCAGCATGAGCGAGGCATCGGCAGTGCGGATGTTCGTGTTCGTCACCAGGGGCGACGGCCTGCTGGCCAAACTGATCGCGCGCGTCACGGGCGAGTGGACGCACATGGGCCTGGGCTTCGAGCTGTCCGACAACCGCAGAGTCTACTACGAAGCGCTTTTCGGTAAAGGCGTGCAGGGCCCCAAGCCGCTCTCGGAGCTGGAGCAGTGGGCCGCGGCGCGGCCCGGCCGGCGCTACGCACTGCGCGTGCTGCCCGGCATGGACCACGCGGCCGGGCTCAAGCGCGTTATCGTCAACACCTATAAGGACGTGGCCGGCTACGGCGAGCTGCAGCTCCTTTCGATGTGGTTCTTCGAGCGTGTCGGCCGCCGGTTCGGCTGGCGCGCGCCGCGCAGCCGCTCGCGCATCGTGTGCAGCGAACTGGTTGCGCGCGTGCTGATCCCCGAATTCGACCTCCGCGACGCCGTGCGGCGCTCGTTCGACGAGGTCAATCCCACCTCCGCCTGGGTCAAGCTGCTGGCGATTTTGAGGCAACGCTCAAATTCGGCCGAGAACGGCCAGGGCGCTCAGACCCAAGCCACCCCACGCGCCACCGGGGGTTCGTCAAGATGCAATGGAGTTGCAGCAAGATGCAGTGGCAATGCAGAGGAGGCCGGAACGAAATGAAAGCCTCGATTCCTTACTTTCGCCCCAGCGCCATCACGAACCGCGATTTCGGGCTTCCCGAGGACGACTTCTATCACCTCGCGCATGTCGGCGAGTCGCTGGTGCCCAAGCCTGGCGTTGCGGACCCCGATCCCATGAACCCGGAACACTGGCTGATCCAGGTCGTGGACGATCTGGCCATGTCCAACATCATCGAAAACTTTCGCGCCGACGTGGCCGGCGCCGAGCGCGAAGGCCGCGAGTTTCCGGGGCTCCTGGTGGACTACGATCATTTCTCCGACGACGTGGACAAGAGCACCGGCGCCGGCGGCTGGACCTTCGACCTCGTGCGCCGCGCTGACGGGCTCTATGCCCATAACCGCTGGAGCGAGGACGGCGCGCGCGACGTGCGCGGCGGCAACTTCCGCTTCCTCTCGCCCACCTGGACGTATGTCGAGACGGGCGAAGACATCGAGGGCATCCAGAAGGTGCGCCCGTTCCACATGACCAAGAGCGCACTCACCAACGATCCGCACTTTCGAAAGCTGAGACCTCTCAGCAATCGCGAAACCAAGTCGGCGAAGGCCGCCGACGCAACACAAGGAGGAAGCGGTATGGACGAGCGCCTCACCGCACTGTTGGGGTTCGTCGGCCTCGCGGCCGATTCGACCCTGGACCAGGTCAACCAGGCCATCACCAACGCGCAGCCGAAACTGGACGGCTACGATCAGGCGAAGGCCCAGCTTGACCAGCTCACGCAGGACCACGACACGCTGGCCAATCGGCACAAGGCATTGCTCGAAGAGCAGGCCGACACCGATCTGGCCACATACGCGGAGGTGATCGAGAACCGCGACGAGGTGCGCAAGGGCCTCATCGAGAATCACGATTTCACGATCGGCGTGCTCAAGAGTCTCAAGAAACGGCAGCCGGCAAAGCCGCCGCTGCACAACCGCAAAGGCGCGGCCACGCCCGACGGCGACACGGTCCTCAGCGGCAAGGACGCCAAGGCCGAGCAGCGCGCCGCCGCGATCCGCAACCGCGCGTTGCAGATCCAGCAGAGCACGCCGGGCCTGCCCTTCAAGCAGGCGTTTCGCCAGGCGGAAGCGGAGGTGTCGCACACGGAATAGACCGAGATCGACAACGTCGCGGAGTAACAGGGGCACAACAAACCCCGATCGCAAAACCAAAGCAGGAGAACAGAGATGCAGAATGACGTTCGCGCAGGAATCTTCCCGGTCAAGGCCGGCGAGGATCTCACGGGCAAGGAAGACTACCTGGTCGTGCTGAGCCACACCGCCGGCGTGCCGGAAGTCAACCTGCCCACGGCGATCACCGATCACGCGCTCTACGTGCTGATCTCGGCCGGGACATCCGGCGCCGTCGTGTCGGTGGCGCCGCTGAGCCCGGAAAAGACCTACCGCGTGCCGATCAAGGGCGGGTGCAATCCGGGCGACCGGCTGTGCCTGGCCGACGTGTCGGTGGCGGCCGACAAGGGCAAGGTCCGCGCCGTGCCCGAGGATGCGGGCGATTACCGCACCTTCGCGCGCGCCGAGAGCCTCAGCACCGACGGCAACCTGGCCAAGATCAGGCCCGCCGGAGTGGAGACGATCACGGTCGCAGGATAAGCAGACAGCCGGCCCGGCTGTGCGGCGGCCGGGCCGGCTCAATCGAAGCCGCGAGGACGACGGTGGAGGATCGAAACCGCAAACCAATAGCGAAAGGAAACGAAGATGCCTCCGATTGCAGATATCACCTCTAACCCCATGCTGCAGCAGTACGCGCAGGGCGCGGCACAGGCTGCGGTCATGCCGGTGGCGGACTTCCTGGCCCCGACCGTTGAGGTCGGCGCCATGCAGGGCCGCTACTGGATCCACGACAAGCGCACGCGCTTCCGCATCCCGGACACGGTGCGCAGCCTGGGCGGGCCGGCCACGCAGATCCTGCTCTCCCGCGGGAAGGGCACCTACGACTGCACGCCGCACGCCCTGGACACGCCGGTCGACGAGCTCGAGCTCAACGAGGACGTGAACAGCGATTCCGTCCTGGGGCTCATCGAGGAGCGCGCCGACACGGTGTCCGCCATCGGCGGGCTGGCCCACGAGAAGGAAGTCATCGACACGGCGCTCGACTCCGTCGGCGCGGGAACCGATGTGGCCTTCGACGCAGCGACCGACCCGGTGAAGTACCTCGACGAGGTCATCCTGGCGGTGCGCAAGAGCGCGATCTGGGGCTCCAACCTCGGTATCCGCGTGTTGATCGGCGCCGAGCCCTGGAAGGGCATCAAGAACCATCCCAAGGTTCTCGGGCGCCTGCCCAGCGGCAAGCGGTCGCGGGGCGACCTCCAGACCGTCAGGCTCGAGGACTTCGGGCAGATGCTCATCGGCGAGCCCGAAGCGCGCACCTCCTTCATGGTCTATGACCAGAGCGAGGAAGGCGCGGCCCAGCCCGATTACGAGTGGGTGCTCAACAACGTGATCCTGGTTTTCGCGGCGGTCCCGGCGCCCAACCGGTTCGACCCCAGCTTCATGAAGACGTTCCGCCTGCGGGGCTACTGGATGAAGCTCGGGAGCTACACCAAGGAAGACGGTCGCGGAGAGGTCGTCAAGTTCGACTGGAGCTCCGACGTACAGGTGGCCAACTCGGCGGCCTGCACGCGCATCAATCCCAGCTTCTGAGCGCGGTAGCGCGCTCGGGAGCGGGGGGGCTGCAAACGCAGAAGCCATAAACCCTGAACCCTGAACCCTCAAGCGGAGGAAAGAAGAATGGATAAGCGGGACATCTGGATGCGGCGCGCGGTTGCCTTCGGGCTGGTGTGCGTGCTTTGCATCTTCGCCACGGCGGCCCTGGCGGGGCAGCCGTATCGTCAGTCCATCAGCCTCACGGCCGGCGCCGGCAGCGCCAGCCTGACGCTGGGCGACTACAACGCCGCGCTCAAGCTCACGCACATTGCGTGGGGCACGGCGTCGGGCAGCACCAACACGCTGTCTTTCGTGACCGGCTCGGTAACCAATCCGATGCCGGCCAAAACGGTATCGGCAACCGATAACGTGCAGTACATCACAAACAGCCTGTGGCTCTTCAAGAGCTACGACTCGATCGTGGTGTCCAGCACCGACACCAACGCGGCCACGGCCGTAATCGTGGGCGAGTTGCCGTAGCGACCCCTCCCGGCCGGTTGCGCCCCTGCGGGGGCGCGGCCGGCTCTCTATAAGGAGTAGCGCAAAATGGCCTGGCGGGCGGCAACCGAAGACGATCTGCTGGCGAGCATCAGCAACGCCGAGCTTGAAGCGTACCGCGCGGCCGTGACCAAGCCAGGTCAGACCGACCCGGTAACCCGCAAGCTCGCGGACGTGACGAACATGGTGCGCGGCTACATCGCAGCCAACGCCGATAACGTCCTCGGCCTCGATGGGACGCTGCCCGACAAACTCATCGGCCCGGCCATGGATTACCTGGCCGTGGACGTGATCAAGCGCATCCCCCGCCGCGAGGTCAGCCAGGAACGCAGCGACGCCCGCAAGGCTGCCATCCGCCTTTTCCGGGACGTGGCCGACGACAAGTTCGCCATCGACGAGCCCGACGAGCCCAGCGACGAGCAGCACGGCGCGCCATCGCCCAGCTTCGAGGGGCGCGACCGCGTCTTCAAACGCACCGACCAGGACGGGATATAGGCATGAACGAAATTTACACCGATCTACTCAAGGCGCTGGCCGCGGCCGGCTACGAGAACGCCAAACTGCGCAACGGCCAGGGCGGCGCTTTGATCGACGTGG